TTCTGTGCGCATTCAGCAGAAGGCCATCTTCCGCTACCTACCACCAGAGTTTAAGCAGAAGCAGAAGGGGCAGGTTGAGTATTTGAACTATACGGCTAAGAATGGGTTTACTGGTGACTCGTTGATTCTTCCCAATGGCTCTGCCATATACTTCCACACCTACTCTCAGTTCATTAGCAATCGAACCAAGTTTGAGGGTTATGAGACTGGTTCCCTAACACCAAACTGGGTGAACATAGGTGTATGGTTGGACGAGTATCTGGAGGATGGAGATTTAGTGGAGACGTTCCGCTTCCGTCTAGCTACACGTAACTCTAAGATGCTGCTGACCTTCACCCCCATTGATGGTTACACACCCTTCGTGGCAGAGTTCCTAAAGAACGCAGAGACGATGGAGACTAGGAATGCAGAGCTACTAGGAGGGGAAGAAGTTCCATTTGTTCAATACAGTCCGAACAAAGAGGCTGGCATCATTTACTTCCACTCTATCCTAAACCCATTCGGTGGATATGAACGGATAGCGAAGGAACTGAAGAACGACTCCAGGGAAGTTATTATGACTCGTGCCTACGGCATACCCGTGAAGTCAATGAATACATTGTTCCCAGACTTTAGCACATCTGTGCATTGCATTGATAAGCTCCCCACCATTACCAAGGAGACGCATACAGTTTACCAGGTGGTTGACCCTGCTGGAGCTAGGAACTATGTAGCCATCTGGGCTGCTGTGGACAAGAAGGGGTATGTAACCATACTGAGAGAGTGGCCAGACCGTGACAGCTACGGAGAGTGGGCAGTGTTCGGAGACCCGAAGTGGAAGTTTGGCCCTGCGTCTAAGAAGCTAGGCTACGATATACAGTCCTACGTAGACGAGTTTACAATGATTGAGAAGGAGATGGGGGTTCAGGTCTTTGAGCGTATAGGAGACTCCAGATACTTCGCCAGAGAGAATGAAGACAATGCTGACCTGTTTGAGAGCTTTGCGGACAAGGGGATGTTCTTTGTCCCTTCCAATGGCACCGACATCGACACAGGCATCAATGCCTTAGACGCATGGATGAAGTATAACAAGAACCTGCCCGTAGACGAGGCTAACCGACCAATCCTCCAAATTCATAGCTCCTGTGGCAACCTGATCCACTCCCTAGTCAACTGGGGGCATAAGGGGAAGGCAGACGAACCACTGAAGGACTTCGTGGACGTAATCAGATATTTAGCAACACACAATGATGGATATGGCCCAGACTTCGTGTCTGACGCTAGCTTTCAAACAACGATGAGAAATAAGGGAGGTTATTAACATGGCAAAGAGAAAACTAACACAACTGGCTGAGGACTACGGCAAATCATTTGAGGAGCTTTATGAGTTAGCCGTCAACAACTTCGAAGAGGACATGCTGTCTGGTAGAGGTCGTAACACATGGGTGGATGAACGAGGTCAAGACCTACTGGATGATATGATAGCTATGCCGCTAGAAGACTGCGGTAAGGTGTATCGTGGCAAGGTTTTGTCTGAGTGTCCAAACAAGCATTACCTAATGGTTCACCACCGAGACAGAAGCTGTAAAGTCCCTGTAAAAATTCATAAGCGCATGATCGGAAAACTGCTGGGTAAGGTCATATATTTCGAGGAAAACTGGGATGGAGACAACGTAACCTACAAATGGGTAAAACGATAGTTGCATTATATGTTACACTAAATATTTAATATGCCCGACGATTCTAACTTTGAGGAGCTTACCTACGTAAGCAAGGAACCCAACGTCAAGTCTTTACGATATGCCTACGACCAAACAGTTGTAGAGCTAGAGGCTTACTTTGATTTATGTCGCACGTCCTACGACGACCGCCGTAACTGGTGGCCAGGGAAAAGCCGTGACCTGCGCAAGCATGGTGCGGACGCATTCCCGTGGGAAGGTGCAGCCGACATGGAGAGTCATGTCATTGATGAACGTGTAACCAAGCTTGTTTCTTTGTTCATCTCTTCGATGAAGCGTGCTAACGTCCGAGCCTTCCCAGTAGAGGCAGGCGACATTGCTCGCTCTAAGGTGGTTTCTAACTTCATGAAGTGGATGGTCTCGTCGGGCTACATTCCACGCTTTTCTCGTGAGATGGAGCTAGGGGCTAACTACTTCCTAGAGCGCGGCATCCTTATTACATACGTAGGCTGGCACCGAGAGGATCGCCGATTTTTACAAAAACTAGATCTAAATCAGATTGCTCAGATGTCTCCAGAACTCGCGGAGATGGTCTTGAATGGCGACAATGATGATGAGCTAGTTGAATTACTTCGGGCTACATTTGACGGCGTTACAACCAAGAAGGCCAAGCGTGCAATCAAAGAATTACGAAAGAGTGGTGCAGCAGAACTACCAGTTGTCCGCCGTCAAGTGGATGCCCCTGAGGTTAAGACCTTAGCTCCTGATGGGGACTTCATGTTCCCTCCGTATGTTACAGACCCACAGCGTGCACCATACTGCTTCTGGAGAACCTACTACACAGCGCAGGAGCTAGAGAACAAGATTGTAACTGATGGCTGGGACTCTGACTTTGTTGATCACGTCATTGATAAGTATCGTGGAGTCAACATTGATAGCATTGAGCGTGAGCAGGAAGGTCGTCGCTCTACAAGCCTCACAGACAACGCTTACGAGGCCAATGAGCTTATTGAGCTAGTCCATGTATACCAACGCCTCATTGACCCAGAGGACGGCTCTGAGGGCATCTACGAGACCGTAATACACAAAGACTTTGACGGAGATGATGGTTTGGGCATTCCATCCTACGCAAAGTTTGAGTTGATGAACGGCTACGAAGACTACCCCGTAGTTGTTACCAAGCTATCTGAGGACTCAAAGCGTCTCTATGACGCACAGACCATCCCAGACATTCTCCGTGGCATACAGCACCAAGTTAAGATTGAGCGTGATTCACGCATTGATCGTAACAGCATTGCCACCCTTCCTCCGATTATGCACCCAGTGGGCAATAGTCCCAAGGACTGGGGTCCTGGTCGGATGATTCCGTATCGTCGTAAAGGCGAGTTTGAGTTTGGCCCAACCCCTGCCTACAACGGTGGCTCTGTTGAGATGGAGCAAACCATGGAGCGTCAGGCTGATGCAATGGTTGGTTTGGACATGGACGACCCAATGAGCCAACTACGCAGGCAGTTCCTCGTAGACAAGTTCCTTGAGCATTGTGCTGAGGTTCTACGTTTGGCTTATCGGTGCTTCCAGCGTTTTGGGCCAGACAGTATTTTCTTCCGTGTCACAGGAAGCCCAGACCCACAGCAGTTTGATAAGGGCAACCCAGACGAAAACTTTGATATCCTAATTAGCTATGACGTTCTCAACACTGATCCAGAGTCTCAAGAAAAGAAGCTCAACCAGCTTGTCTCGCTTACGCAGTTGGATAGGAACGGTCGCATTAGCATTGACCGACTCCTCGAAATCGCTGCTGCTAGCATTGATCCTGTTCTTGCGGACGCAGTTATGCAGCCTGGAGACCAAGCTCAAGAGCAAGTGGTCAAGCAAGTAACGGACGACCTAGCTAAGATATTTGCAGGTATTGAAATGCCAGCACGTCCTAATGGTGCGCAGGTAGCCCTACAGGTTATACAGCAATATGTTAGCCAGCCAGACGTAGCACAACGCGCACAAAGTGACGAAGCCTTTGCTGGACGTTTACAGAAGTATGCAGGTCAATACACGTTCCAACTACAGCAAGCACAGAACGCACAGATTGGTCGTGTAGGAACAGCCCCAGCACAGATGGGTGAAGTTCAAACTCAAAACATACAGCAGTAACACATGGAAGACGACATTAAAGCCCTTAGCAATCACGAGACATTCGCACGCTTCATTCAGTCCATCGAGGCTGCACGAGAAGAAGCAATCGGTGATATAGGAGCCGCCAGCACAGAGCAGATACAACAGCTTGCTGGCCGCATCGTAGCTTATGACGACATCCTCAAGATGGTGAACTGGGAGGCATTACGTATGCGCCACCAAGAATCTCTTGTATAGCGTGTTATTATAAATTTATCGCAATCATCCAGCGTATACGGATGGACAAATAACATGACAGATAATCACTCAACCGATAACGCCGAGTCGGAACCAAGTTCGGTGGCAGCAAATATATCAGTGTCCGAGTTAGCCGCTCGACGCTTAGGTGGGTCTTCCCAAACAACCCAAGAGGAAGTTTCCTCGGAGGAAGTTTTCGAAGAACCATCAGTTGAATCAGAGGAAGAAGTTGAAGAAGTTGTCGAAGACGTAGATGAGAGTTCTACGGAAGAGGCAGAAGAATCAGAATCCTCCGAAGATGTTCTTTCACAGATTGACCTTGACGAAATGTCCGAAGCGGACTTACGCGAACTAGGCAAAAAACTAGGAAGCAAAGCTGTCGAACGCTTTGGTAAACTCACTGCACAGCGTAAAGCTGCCGAAGAGGAGTTAGCCAAGCTACGCGCCAGCCTAGCAGAAGCCGACAATAACCCACTTAAAGGGACGCAGGAGGTAAAGAATAACCCATATGGAAACATTGATTCCTTGGAAGGTATTCAAGCCAAAGCGGACGAAGTAAATGGTATCATTGAATGGGCTGAAGATGTCCTGTTTAATGCTGACGGGTATGGCCCAGAGGATGTCGTCACGGAAGTGGAAGGCCAGGAACTAACCAAGGCAGACGTGCGCAAGAGCTTGCTCAATGCACGTAAGAGCCGCGACAAGTTCCTCCCTGCACAACTCAAGACCCTTCAAGCCAAGCAACAAGGCAAGCAACTCAAGGAAGCTTTTACTGCAAAAGCAACCGAGGAACTTAGCTGGATGCAAGGTGAAGATAATGACACTCGTAAGCAATACGAGGCTATGATAGGAGACCCACGCTTCTCTAAGCTAGAAGAAGCCCTGCCGCCAGATTTGTCGGCACAACTCCCCTACATCATGGCTCACGCTGCTAACAGTATCTATGGTCGTAGAGAAATCAAAGAGCCATCCAAAAGCGCACGCCTTAACCCTCCAAAGCAACCTACGGGTGCTGGAGCGCAAGCCGAGCGTAAGGCTAGTCCACAGGTCAAGAAGTTGAAAGAGATCAAGCAACGATTCAGCACATCAGGCAACAAGAGTGATTTCGTAACTCTCAGAACCTTACAAATGCAAAATCGATAACCCAATAATACAATGGCATTCTCAAATACATATGATACAACCAATACGGGTTCGGCTGTTTCCAATCGTGAGGACTTGACAGATGTTTTGTCCATCCTCGCGCCTGAAGAAACTCCGATCCTTTCCTCGCTCAACAAGCAAAAAGCCAACGCAACTTTCGTTGAGTGGACTGTTGACAGCCTAGCTGATCCCGCAACAACTGGTATCCGCGAAGGTGCTGATGTCGGCCAAACCATCGGAGACGATGCTGATGCTGGCTTCGTAGACAAGTTCGCTGGTCGCGCTCGTCTTGGCAACTACATCCAAAAGTTCCGCCGCGCTTACCAAGTCTCTGACTTGCAAGAAGCGGTTGACTCTGTTGGCCCAGCTAAAGTTGCACAAGCCGAAGCTAAGAGCATCCGTGAACTTAAGCGCGACATCGAAGCAACTCTTGCTTCTGCAAATAATCGCTCGGTTGAGGATGGAGTCAATACTCCTTACGGTTTGCGTGGTCTTGGTGGCTGGCTTGACTCCACTATTGCTACTGAAGTTCCTGCTGGTTTCCAGACTCCTGCTGCAAGCGTCTACACGACTGCTGAAGCTGCTGCAACTGAGTTCGGTGAAGAAGCCCTCAACGACATCATCACAAGCATCTTTGAGCAAACTGGTTCTACCAATGAACTCATGCTGGTTGCTGACACTGGTCTTCGTCGCGTAATTGCTGACTTCGCTCGCACCTCTGGTTCCAGCGACTACAGCGTTCGTAACGTAAACTTCGATGGCGGTTCGGGTAATATCACCCTTCGCGTAGACATGTATGAGTCCGATCACGGAATGGTTTCCATCGTGAACGGTAACCCATCTTGCATGCCTAACTTCGGTGGCAGCACAGCCAACTCTAGCGGTTACATCATCAACCCTGAGTATGCTGGCATCCACGAACTCATCCCTCTTGGTAGCACTCGTCTGCCTAACCAAGGTGGTGGTGAGCGCGGTTATGTTGATTGCGCCCTTACGCTTGGTGTTTATCACCCACAAGCGCATGGTCTCATCCAAGACGTAACCTAAGTTAATTGATCTGGTTGGGGGGAGTCGCCGAGTGTGGCTCCTCCCCAACCTTTCTTTTATGGAAATTATTACAAAGCTACCACGATACTCGGACGGAGAGATTGACCGAGCATTCATGAAAGAGATTCAAACTGGCTTCAAGATGGAACGGGAGCAGGAAAAGGATCGAATCAAAGCAGTTTCGCAAGAAGCTAAACAATTTCGGGGTAAAGAACACCCCATCCTTGGTCGCCCAGTGGCCAGTATGCCAGCCCGTGACTTCTTCCGTTTGACACAGAAATACGGACACAAGGAAGTTCACAGCAAGCAATTTATTAAATACTTCCAAAAGAAGATGCCTGAATTGGCTCCCAATAAAATTTAATGCAAGACCGCACATACAGTGATCTATTAACTCTCATACGTTCCCTTTCTGGGGCAGGGACGTTTACTGATGCAGAACAAACTTCTGTATTGAGCTTTGTAAACCGTAGGGCAAGTGAAGCGTATAACATGAGCCAAAGCTGGCCACGCTATCTTGTAACAGGGGAGCCGAGGTCGGTAGTCCCCAACCAAACAGTTGCTTATGCAGAAGACAGCTACTACATCTATGGTGCAGGTGTAAGTGCAGTCAATGGCCTGTATATCAAAAGCGACACACAATTTAACAATCACGATGTTTGGTATAAGGACATGGGGGATTACCTCTATGTCATTCGTCGTGAAACACATGATACACATAACACCTGGCACCTAGTTAAGGCAACCGCTGTTGATGTTGCTGAAGGTGCTGCCGATGAGTATTTGTATTACGATGGCAGTAATGGGTCTGGCCCGATTGATTCCTTTGTGGTGGATGATGATGGTGTTAGCCCTGCGCCAAGATTAGTAGATGTAGCTAACATCCACGAGTTCATTAGAATCCACAGGGCACAACCGATGGTTCGCAACTCAACCATTGAATTTGACTTCTACGTGGATTCAATCGGAGCGCACATCCTTAACCTTACGACTGAAACTGCCAATGTAGTTTACGTCACATACAAAAAGGAGCTTCCACAGTTTACTGCGGACAGCACCGATATTCCTGGTGAGTGGTTCTTTTTCTTGGCACATGGTGCTTATGCCGACTATTTGCGCATGGATCAAAAGCAAGAGCAGGCACTAGCCGAGGAAGGCGTAGCACAAAGCTACATTGCCATGGAACTTGAGAAGGTGGACAACATGATGAACAACAACACTGCCCTCAAGCGTTTCTCAACTTATATTAATAGACAAGCAAGGTAAAATAAAATTATGTCAAAATCACGAAATAATGCTTTAGAGTTCTCGTCCGTTGGGTCGATTATTATTGATGCTGCTGCTGGCGCAACTGCTGGTAACTTTGGTGCTATACAGTTCCTGAAGGACGCAACCATCAGCGCAGTTGCTGGTGAGTCCATCGGTAACATTGCCAAGCTCCAGACAAGCTTCTCAGCAGGGACAGTAATCTATGGTAAGTTTACATCAGTAACACTTTCCGCAGGCCTAGTAGCACTCCACAAGATTTAATATGCACCTCTCCCTGAAGGGTTCTATGGATCGCCAGCCCTTGACCGACAGGTTGGGGGATCGTCTCCTCGCTGAATATGGAGGGGCTGCTGCTGCATATAGTCTCCGTGCCTTGAATGGTAACGGGGACAATGTTGTTCGTGTTCGTCGCAGCTCAGATAATTTTGAGCAGGACTTCACGGCTTTGCAGGTAAGCAGTGGCGAGATGGTGAACTGGGTAAATACCGAATTAGATGTTACTGCATCATCTGGGACATGGACTACATTTGGTGGAACTGGTTCAATTAGCAATGCAACCGCTACAAGTTTTGATGTGGACGCAGGGGCATCGGGATTAGATATTGCCAATCTTTCAGATACAAAAAGTGTAGAGGTCGGGCAAACTTATCGTGTAAATGCAACAGTTAGCGGAAATTTAGAAGGTTCTCCAAATATTAGATTTTCATCAGGCCCATCACTTAGCAATATTGAGCCTTTGGAATTAGGAACTGGTAATTATGATTTAACCATAACAGCTAACTCAGCAACCGCATCAATTCGCATTTTTAACATTGATTCAACAAGTGGATGCTCTGTTACGATCAATAGCGTAACCTTTATTTCTGGTAACGGCTTTGTCGAAACATGGTATGACCAGAGTGGGAACGGCAATGATGCTACGCAGAGTGTTGCTGCTTCTCAGCCGAAGATTGTTGATGGTGGAAGTCTTGTTGTTGGTGGGCTTGATTTTGATGGGGTGGATGATTGCCTTGAAACAACTTATGGTTCATCTGAATATACTTCATTTCGTGTCCACAGATACAAGGGTTCTGGAGCAGGTATTGCTTATGGCCTTGGTGGAGAAGTAAACAGGCATAATTCTTCAGCAAATAACACGCAGTTAACTGCCTATTTTGGTGGTTCTACTGCTCTCACTGATAGTGGCAACGGAGCCACGGAACATCTTGGTTATCTCTATTTTAATGCCTCAAATTCAACTTTGCATAGGATTGCCTATAATGATAATGCCCTATCTAGCGCAGGGGGTTCTACTGCTGGGACAAACCCACTAGTCCTTATGAACATTGGTGCAGAGAAAGGCATTGGCGCAAACATTTTTGGAAACACGACACTCAAAGAAATTATTTTTTATGATTCCGACAAATCTACGGAAAGAGCGGACATATCGGATAATATCAACGCTCACTATAACATCTACCCATAATGTATCTACTATACCCAACCGAACAAGACGCATGGGATCGCTCCGAAGAGGAGGGGATTGCACAGGGCTTGGCCTACCACACTAAGGGGCAAGGCTCACGCTATGTGTCCTCCCCGAAGGAGACCATTGACGGCCTCTGGGCATTGGACGTAACTGGATACGATCTGGACGAAATTGAGCAAGGAACCATAACTCTTGATGTAATTTTTCCACAACCACCAGAAGACCTAATGTAACATGGACTATCTCATCTTAAGTCAACCCTCAGTTGATTACGCACGTAGCATTTCAATCAAGGCAAAATTAGAAGACCTAATGTAACATGGACGAAGTAATTCTTAAATCACTCGTAGGCACAGGGGGCTTCTTCGCCACCTTGAGCCTCGCTCCAATCAGTGAGGTTGTTAGCCTCATGGTTGGTGTCGCCACTCTTGTTTACATGGTTGTTTCGATCATCAAGATTACCAAGGGACTCATCAAATGACACCAGAACTAATAGCAATGCTAGGCGGAGGGCTTAGTGGTTTCGTAATGAAACTGATCGGCGCACAGATGGAACACCAGGCTCGTGCGTTTGACCGTATGCTCCAATCACAAGGAGTTGCGGATGAAAGTGCAGATCGTGCGTCCGCTCGTGGGGGCGTATGGGTTCGTCGTGGCTTAGTAGCAATCACGTTCTTTGCGATTGTAGTAGCCCCATTTATCGTCGCATTTACGGACATAGGGGTTAGTATGGCTAGAGAGACAAACGGCCTTCTAGGGCTATTTAAGGGCGTTAAATGGGACACTGTTCAGGGGTTTGTAATTTTACCTGAAGTTCGCCAAACTGCTATAGCTATCGTAGGTTTCTATTTCGGCTCATCACAAATCAAATAACATAATTATGTATACAAGAAAACCAGCAAATGCAGGCAAGGGTTCATGCGGAGAGCGTGGAGGTTGTGGCTGCGGTAAGAAGAAATAGTCATGCCCAAGGACGCTTGCTACAAGAAAGTCAAAGCTAGGTATAAGGTGTTTCCCTCAGCTTATGCCTCTGGAGCTATTGCCAAATGCCGAAAGGTTGGGGCAAAGAACTGGGGGACTAAGCGTAAATCAAAATAATGGCAGTTCGTAAAACACAGGAAGGGGCAAACCTTAGACGATGGTTCAAGGAGGAATGGAAGGATGTCCGCTCGGGAAAGCCTTGTGGACGACAAGAGGGAGAAAAGCGAGGAACACCATACTGCAGGCCATCAAAGCGTGTGAGTTCCAGAACTCCTGTAACTGCAAGCGAAATGTCGGAGTCTCAAAAGCGTTCCCGCATATCACAGAAAAAGAAACTGGGACAACCAGCAGGGAAGCCCAGGAGAGTTAAACCACTAAAGCGTAAATAATGCCAGATAAATCCAAGATGAAGTGCAACGTCCCCCGCCGTGAAGTTCAGGGTGGGAAGAAGTTTGTTGTGAAAGCTTGCCAAGGCGGTAAGGAAAAGATCGTCCGTTTCGGTGATGCTAATATGAGCATCAAAAAGGATCAGCCTAGCCGTAAGAAGAGCTATTGCGCACGTAGTTCTGGGATTAAGGGGAAGAATAATAAACTATCTGCTAACTACTGGAGTCGGAGAGCCTGGGACTGCTAATGGCTGTTTATCATAGAACACAACGTCTCCAGATATACGGAGAGAAGCCAGAGGTCACTAAGTTATTTGGTGACCGTTATCGTATGGTTGTGCGCTGTAAGGCAGCACGGGATACGGAGGCTTGGTATAATGCTAACAAGGATCAAATCTTTGCGTCCTTTGGAACCCTGTATAGCGCACAGATGTCGGTTGATGGGATTGACCCACGGGTGGGTGAAGCCTACCCAGACATGTGCTTGGTTAGCAATAGTGCTTCTTATACGCAGACTGGTGAGTATGTTATTACTTTTGTCTATGAGACTTTAACTGCTACATGGACTAAAGAGCAGGACGATGAGGTTACGTCCACAGATAATGGTCTACGTGTTCTTGAGCGTTCTGAGGTTGCAAAGGTTGATGGTTTTCCCATTGTTCAATTAAGCGGTTTAAATTTTAATACTAGCAAGGTTGTTCTTAGTGGTATGGGCAATGCGTCCAACTACTTCGTCCTTCTGGTCAAGGCAAATTCAGCCAACACAATTTATTGGAGGGCTACCAACGAGGCCTTGGCTACACAGACTGGTAGCTTTACAACCGCAAGCACTGACCAGTGGGAATACAAAGTTATTTATACGCCGATCAGTATTGACCAGTTGGAAATTGGTTATGACGGAACAAACTACAGCACCTTTGATTTATCGGAGTTTTATGTAGTCAGTCAGAGTAGTGACTGGCAAAACAATATAGTTGAAAGCTTCATTAACTTTGAGGTTACTGTAGACAACCCTTCTTCTTTTACTGACACAGTGGTGTTTACTGGTAGCAATGGCAATACAGCTACTGGAACCAATGTTCAAGGTGGAGGCACGGGGAGTGTATCGTCTCCTTATGATGAGGATGATGTTGGTGTAGCTACGATTACCGATGGCGGTAAAACCCTATATTTGGCAAGCTTCCAGGATCAAACTGGTGCAGACAATGATGCTCAAGTGGGTCGTGTTGTTACAAGATGGGCAGAAGCTGGAATTCTTTCTCGCACTGAAGACTTCGTAGGCTCACAGGATTCTTTGGTAATTGAGGCGATTGGACCAGACCCAAGCACACCATCAGGGTTCAGCCTAGCTAGCAAGCAGGAGTCCAACTATGAGGGCTTTCAGACTAACAGGTTCACCTTCCTGAAAGACGATGTTCAGTTGTCTCAAACTGAAGATAAAGTAGGTTCCCAGCTAGCTATATCTCAACAATGGTTTAACCCCAGTGCTGATAAAACTCTTGCAGGCTATTCATTAGCTAGCAAAAATATATCTGACTTTGAGGGGATTGAAACAGTTGAATATAGGTTTTTAAAGAACAACGTAGAGCTATCAAGAAGTGAAGACCTAGTTGGCAGCCAGTTGGCAATTACTACACAGGTTTTTAATCCTACCTCCGATCCTACTGAAGCAGGTTATTCATTGGCTCGCAAAGAAGAATCGGACATAGAGGGTATTCCTACTAAGCGTTATACCTTCCTAAAACCATCGGTTCTTTCCGTCCAACAGGATTTCAACAATGGCCTTAAACGTGTTTTAGTTCAAGCATTTAACCTTGATTCAGCAGCAGTTAGCGCAGCCCTAAGTGAAGTTACGGTTGATCATAAGTTAATTGCTACCAATGAAAACGATTACGAGGGTATTAAGACAACTACGTTTCAGTATCAAATTGATGAATCCTTTACGGAGGACTATGAGTTAAATGGACTCAAGCGTATTTCACTAATTGAATTAAGTGCTACAAATTTTTCGGCACAGGTCATAGGAGGTTTAGCTGGAGAGTCAGCTACACCGCCAGCAGAGGACCCACCAAATGTTGTTCCAGAAGGTTCTCCAATAATAGGATTGTATTTAGGGACTCAGGATATTGATAATGGTGGATTGATTAAGGTTCGTGAATCCGTATGGCTAGAAGCTGGCACATTAAGCGTATCAAAGCGCAACCTAAGCGAAGGTGTCATACAGGTTGTCACGACATTTTTGGGTGCAGAGGGAGCCACAGTTGGACCAGTTATAGCTAGAAGCACATCTGAGTTTCAAGGACTACAGACAATATCCGTAACAACCCTTCAAGACGCAGATGGTAATTCAATTGTTGATGGTGGAACCAATCTTGTCCATCAATACAAGTCATTCAAGCCTTTTCAATACGCAGGTGTTATAAACATAGAAGCTACCACAGGAACAACGACAAATGGTAATCAATATGTTAATATAACAGAGGACATCCAGAGACCACCTGCTCAGGCTCAAGTGCTAGCAACAACCTATGTATTCTTCCAAACAGCTTCTGATTTAATACAGGCGGATTACACCTATGGATCATCCTCTGGATTTTGGAGTCCGAATAATTGGGCTTCCTCTGATGTATCTATTTCGGCATCAGGATACAGTGGATTTAAAATATCTAAAGGATACAGGGGTTACAGAACATCTTCAGAAAATGCTTCTGGGACTGTTACCCAAAATCTTGCAGCTTTTCCATTTGCTCAATATAATAACTCGACTAAGATTGGTGGATTCGATATATCTATATCCTACTCTATTAGTTTAGAAAAAGGACCACCTGATCCAATAGGATCAAAATGGGTTATCAGTGCGGATATTACACCAGCCTTTGATGATGTTAGTGGAACGACTTATTACAAAAAAACTCTCGTGGTAACAGATACCATTCCTACTCAATCAGCTAACGCTGTAATTCCTTATAATTAAAAGCTATGAGCGAGGAAACAGAAAATAAAAATCTTTCTCTGTCTGAGCAACAAGAGCTAGAAAACAGGGAGTCGGTAGAGAGACAAAGAAAGTCCAGGGAAGAAGGAAGAAATAGGAGAGCCGCCAGAAAAGCGGAACGGGAGGAGTTGGCTAATGCTGAAAGCATCTCTCAAAGAAGGGAGATAAAGGAAAGATTTAATAAAATACAGGGTGCCATCGAAGAGGGTGCTATCTTTGATGTAAATACGAATACGGTATCAACTAACCAGAGTTCATTAAATTACACAATAGATGATGATGGCATTGACACCATTGATGTCGGCGACTTACTGGTGGGTTTGGCGGAAGAAACCCTAGATGTCGTAAACAGTGACAATACAGCAGGGCAACGGGTATTTTTAATTAAGGCAGTATAATGGCTATTTTGAGAGCAGGCCCTTGGCGGTCATTTAATTCTGGACTTAATTCATCTGTAAACACAGATCCAGAAACTGATTTTAGTAGTCAACCAACTTCAGCACCAGTAAATATTGCATTCAATAATTGGCCAAACCAGAATTGGGGTGCAGTTAAATATATTAATAAATATGATTCAAGCACAGGAATTAACACATATATATCTGGCGATTTGTATGGCTTGGGAGATTCAATGACAATGACTGGAACTGGCTACGATGATACCATGTATATATATTATTTTTGGCAATCAATGGCAGATGTTGATATAGAAGTTGATTGGTCTTCCAATGGATCAGATGGATTAAACTGGCAATATAATTACAGCACTATTGATGGTGATTCTGGTTCGGATAATGGATATGCACCAACTGGAACAACGGAAATTTTTGTTTTACCAGCCGCAACGTTGGGAATGATCAGAATTTTAGCAAGTTTATCAGCATCAGTCGACACAGTTACGGTTACAATAAATGAATTTTAGACTGAACACCCAAAACCCTATCCTTTAGAATCTTAATACATATTTATATTTAACCACACCTATATGTTATAATATATAACAAGCTCGTGCTACTAATCAATTTTAACCATAACCCAAAGATCATGTTAGGCTCAAAATTCAGCCCCATTGACATACATACTAATTTTACATATATACATTAAGGAACAAGACTATGGCGACACTAGAAGAAATTATGC